CTCGCCCCAGCGGCACCGGTCGGTAATGAAACCATAGGCCAACCGGGAAAGACTTCACTGCAGCTCGCCGCATCCAATTCACCTTCTGTAATGACAACTCTTCTCCCAGCATTGGGGAAAAGGTGTTGTCCAAAGAAGCTACCATCTGTCTCTCCATCGTATGTAAATACTTTGTTCTGTGATCTGATCTTTACTCCAAGAAGTATTCCATCCTTAGAGTGGTAATGAAATCTAAGATTATTACCATCTCTAAAGATCTTATACTTCTCACAAGTAGCTTCAGATATGTTTCTCTTAGGTAGCTTGACAGCTGTACCTCTATAATGAGACATCCTATTCCTTACTGATTGTGGACAATCTTCATGTCCTGACTCATAGTGTTCACATACAAAACAATATGTATGTCCATCTGAATAAATTGAATTTGCATCTGATGATCCGCAATTAGAGCACTCCGAGTGTCTTACGAACTCGCTCTCTGAATGCTCTGTATTCATTTGCCTGCGCATCATGGTATTCAAGCCAACTGTCAATAGCTAAACAAAAACCTTTGTAGATATTATCTGCAGATTTAGGTGCTACTTCTGGTTCAACATCAGCTAGGATGTCTTGAAACAAGTATGAATAGTATTCAGCTGTTCCATAGGGTGGTGTGTTCATTAAATTAACCATTCAATAGGGATAGTAGAGTAAGAACACCAAGGGATACCCCTTTTCTCACACCATTTGGCATAAGTTGTCTTACTCTTTTTAGATATTTTATTGTAAGGGTTCTGAAATACCATACGGATATCAATAAAAGGTACTTGATCTATAACTGCTTTTATCTTTCTCCTATCTGCTGCATCCCAATAACCCTTAGCTTCTAATATAATTCCATTTGGTAATATAAAGTCTGGTGTGTATATATGTAGAATCTCATAAGATATTTTATGTGTTTCATATTCATAACTAACACCAAGCTCTTTAAGAAGATCTGCAATCCTCTCTTCTAACTTGGATCTAAACTTCATCAGAAATCAAACTCATCCCCTTCTTCAACTGAGCAAGGTACACCAGGTGCTTCTTCTACACTTACATTAGGTTCAGAGACTTTGAATCCTTTAGTTTTACCAAAGAGATCACTAACTTCTTCTGTAGTCATGTCTCCTACATCAACCCCTGCATCACTTTGAAGTGCTACCAATTGACCAGCAATTAGTTTCAATGTGGTGCCATAGGTGCCATCAGGCATTGTGTAAGGTTTCTGATAGAAGGCAAGCTTCATCTGAGAACCACTATAGATAGGAGTCCTTTCATCTGAAAGTTGTGTACCTTCTGTATCTACAATTGGTGGCCGTGCTTCTGCTTTCCAAGTGAATTTAACTCTATATTTACCAGCTGCTACCTCTTCCCAAGGTTCAGCTTTAAGAGTTGATCTACGTGGATTCTTGAGTTTGGATTTTGCCCATTCAAGAGCACCAACTCTTTCCTCTTCTAGAGTATTGATCATCTCTTGATCTACTACAGCAGATAGAGTATATCCATATTGAGAAGGTTTCATGATAGCTTGGAAACCATCAAGTACAACAGGATTTTTAGTTTTGTGGATTGTACGTGGCATAATTAACAAAAGAAATAGGTGGATTCAATAACGTTCTCTGGATCAAGATCGCCAATGATAGGTGGTTCAGATTCTGCTTTTATTTGATCAGCAAAATCTCTCAAATAATCATGTTCAGCAAATAAATGCATGTATGTCTCCCGTACCACAGTGGATAGGATAGACATATCAGTTGCTCTACATAAGACTGAATCATGTATTAGTGCTATTGGTGCATTAAATCTAGTAGCTGAGAAATGTAAGAGTGAAGCGTCTAAAGAATGTATAAGATTAGGTGCAGTTGCATTTTGATGATGCATCTTGTCCACCTTATCTGAATCAACAGTTGCTACTGTTAAATTCACAACTCCTAAGACCTGTAACTGTATCCTTTCAGTTTCCTTTTTATTTAGTTTCTGTATAACATGGAAACCAGAAGGAGTAACCCAAGATAATTCAGTATTTCCTCTCTCAATAGCTTTCTTTACTTCAGATTCAATCCATTTCATAACTGCCATAGGACCAGGTACTACCTCTTCCATGGCATCTCTAACTGCTTTAACAGTTTTAGTTAAATCATCCTTATCAACTTCTAATCCTTTCTCTTTTAAAGCTTCTCTTATGTAACCTCTATTTGAGAATGGTTTAGCATTATAAGGTATTGTCATCACTGTACGTTTAGTTACCTTCCTGTCCATGTATTGTTGAAGACAATCTGGAACATTAGGTTTAGCTACATCAGCGATGACTTTATAGGCATCTCTAGGTCGATCTCTTGGCAATACATTGACGAGTTCTGCAGTAGTTCTGTCCCTCGCAAGTCCTGCCAAAATCTGTAGTCCTGAACAGGTTGCATCAGTTGCAACAGGCAAATTAGTGTAGTTTCGATCACATTCAATACAACAATGGTAGTATTCATCACAGGCAGCTAAGAACTGCCAGGGTTCTTCTGCTACCTCCCATTCACCAATATAATCAATTGGTTCAGTAGCTACTCTCTTGATTAAATCCTGATTGTGGATAACCCAATCTAATCTATCTTGTATAGTATCTTTATCTAAACCATATGTAGTTGCTACTTGGAATGCTAACCACTCTTCTGCTTCAGGTGTCATAAATGCTTCATTATAAAATTTAAGCAATGACTTACCAAAGTCAGTATCTTGTGGTGTTAAGAATGCAGGTATCGGATAAGCTCTACCTCTATAATCAAAAGACCAAGGGATATAAAACTTATCTCTATCTTTAAATCTCTCTACTGCATTCATTGTCATCCTTGTCCTACAAGAACGTCTAAATGAATCAGCTTGCTTATTTAATACTTCAGCTGCTCTCCTACGATAATCCTTACGGCTATCATAATTCTCAGCAATATCAAATGGTTTAGCTGGTAATGGGTATTCAACTATTGGTACAAATTTACCAATGGTTATCCCTCTCTCTAACAGGGTTTCTGCTACCTCAACATTGAATGTATTTAGAGTGTATGGAACGCTCTGTATGGTGTTCAGAAACTTCAAGGGAATTTCCCCCTGTATACATGACTGGTTACCTCTACGGACCATCTCATGCCCTATCATCACTTCATTCAGCAGGTATCCACCTGCTTTTTCATTAGACCATTCATTAGGTGGTATCAACATTGGCCATGCAAGTGGAGCAAATATCTCAGCATTAGCCATCACCTCATCCTTGATATCTAAGAACGTAGTAGTAGGTACAATGAAAGTGTTTTTCTTTCTACTTTCTTGTAAGGTTAGTTTCTCAAACCAACCACTTGATTCCATTACACATTCTAATAACCAAGCACCAAGCTTTACCCTAATAGCTCTACCCCAAGAATCCCAAGGTTTTACTTCACACCTCTTCATTAGAGTCTTAATGACAACTACTCTTTGCTGTGTACCACAAGAGTTATGCCAGTAATTCTCTTTTAAAGTATGTAGTAATCCAGGTGCTTCCTTTTCATAATGTCTTAACTGACATTCAGATTCAATAGCTATACCAATTGAATCACATACGTTAGTGATCAGGTTATTACCTTCTTTATAACTAAATACTTTGTCGAAAGTAAGCTTACAAGCAATGCCTGCTGCTGCTAATGGTTCTAAATCAGATATGTATTGATATACTTCCTTGAAAGTAGCACCATTATTTCCTTTCCTTATCCTTGTGAATCTTTCTTTGATTCTATCGGATACAAGAGGTAACAAGCTATTAATAGCAGCCACCCCATATACAGAAGCACTAGCATAATCCTTTTCTTCAACCTTTATGGTCTGATCATTTAATTGTTTAATTCCTTGCTTTATAGCAGCTCTTTCAAATTCAATTTGTTCTTTAATCTGCTCCTCTGTTACCAATAAGAATACCTCGCTAGAACTTGTGATTAGAATTATCCCTTAGTGGATAGATGGCTATAGCTGGAAGGTCAACCTATTAAGGCTGACCTGTCCATGCATGTATTGCTTTGCCAGCTTGAACCTGAAACTAGCACGTCTACCAATTCCGCCACATCCGCCAACGGATTCCAGCGATGAGACTCAGTAAGAATCTCTTAGCTTGAACCATATTAACCTTAGCATACGGTAGTGGTAGTCACGCCTAGATATTGTTCATAGCCTCATCTAGCGCCTTATCTGTGGTCTTAGCATATCGTAGTGTAGTCTCAATCCTCTTATGTCCTAACAAGGTCATAAGTGTTCTAATTGGTGTACCTGCTTCTGCATGCCATGTAGCATAACTATGCCTTAAGGTATGAAATACATAATCTTCATCCTTACCTAGTGCTTTATTTACTTTCTTAAATGCACGTAGTAATTGATCCTTATCTCTCCATTCATCACCAAATATTCTTAAGTTATCACGTTCTGATTGTGAACATCTACTAACTAATATAGCTAGTATCTTATCATGTATTGGTATAGCTCTGTAATTACTAGCCTTAGTAGTTACAGCTTGCTCACCTCCTACAAGAATACGATTAGAATAAAAGTCAATGTCCTTCTTCCTTAACTTCAATAATTCCGCTTGCCTCATACCAGTGTATGACGCTACGGCTATGATCTCAGCTAAATCTTCACGTTGAAATACCTCAGTGGATAAGGTGATTAAATGTTCTACTTCATCCTTGGTATAAAACTTAACCCTATGTTCATTCTCCTTACGGCGTCTGAACTTAGGTGTGTTGTCTAAAATACCATCAAATGCTAAATGATTTAAGACTGTAGATACTGCAGATACAACTCTGTTAATTGTTGCATCTGATTTTCCTTCATCCTCAAGCTCGATGGAGACTTGAGACATGATTGGTTGTGTGATCTTATTAATTGGGAAAGAACTACCTCGCAACCTTGTGAAGTGATTCGTGTTGAATCGTGCTGTCTTTGCACCATTGCCATGCCTCCAACTATGACGGGTGGTGAATGTGTAATCCACGGCTTGTTGCCATGTTTTGATTTCAGTCATAAAGAAGTAAATCAATTTGCTTAGTTAAACTCTCACCCTTAGGTGTTAGCTTGAGTAATAATCTTCTACGATTAGAAGGATCTCGTTCAATAGTTATCAAACCTAAACCAGGTTTCTTTAACCTATGTTTATCTGATAACCAATTTACATTCCTACTACCACTAGCAGTTGTGAACTCTAAATCTTCTTCTAATGCTTGCTTATGACAAGGGTTATGTGAGGCTACATATAAGAATGAAGCCATAGCTTGTGCTGGTAACTCTCGATCAAGAAGACGCAAAAGATTAATGACCCTTAACATCCTCTCCATCGAGACATTGGTTAATGCTCTCTTGAGTGGGTCCATGTTTCAGATGGAGCGGACAACTAAATTGTATCGAAATTATACCTAAGTGGAGGTGTAATGTACGATTTGTTACATATACATCCAGCATAAGATAGTTATTGATACCAATGTATAGCCAATCATGGATATAAAGAAGAGTCATGGCAACTGATTTGATGATATTAAGTTAGCACAGGTAAATGCTTATGTAGTATGCTGTAATGCAGCTATGCATCACATGCATAAAGTAGCAAGCATTACTACATTTGATGGTGTCAACTCTTCAACAATAGGATCACCTTCACTTAGAAATGTTGAGTAATCCTCAGCGTCCATGACATCAATCTCTTCCATTGTGTAATTCATCTTAATCACCTGTATTTATGTAATATTGCTGAACACATTCACTATCTACTAAAGTAATGTCATGTTCATTTAATTCAAATAAATCCTTCAATTTAGTGGCTGCATTCTTCGGTTTGGAATAAATGAACTCACTAACTTCTCCAGATTCTCTTCGCTGTGTCCTGATAATACAATGAACAGACGATGGTAATTCCCAACCTCCAACCTTCCAGTCCATGAATTCAGCAAACGTAGGAGTAGGTAAGTCTTTCTCTGGCCATTCCTTCCATTCTTTCCAATTATTAGCAAAATATTTACTCATACTTCATTACCACATCCTTAAGCTGTTTATTTAGCCTTGTTGCTAAGTTCTGAGCTTTCCAAGCTGCTCTTTCAACACTATTGGCTAATACATAGCGTTGATAACCATCTACCATCGTAACTTGGTAGACTTCCCTACGTCCTTGCGGTTCTGATTGTGGACTCATTCCTTTTAGTTTCCTCTTTTAAATGTTTTAATTAATACTTATAAACTAACCATCACTGAATCATGTAATATATCATATTCAATTATGATTCGTTTATAACTGTGTCCCTTGTGATCTAATACTGTCTGGTGATATACAATACCATTCAGTAGTTTACAAATGTTATTTAGTTGTGATTCAACTAAGACATCTGTCTCTTCTCTTGTCCTTGTTGTATTGGTTGTATCGGTGACACTATCAATACAACCTTCCTCTAATCTAAGCCTGTGTCCTTGTTCATTAGATCTCTTGTTGATCTCATCCATAACCTCTTGCTTCATTGAATACCTTCTGAGCGGTACACAAATGCCTCT